GGATTGACGATCTCTTCTTCTGGCTTAACGTCAATAGGGTCATCTGGCATAATACTTCTCCTTAGCGACTGTGTTGCGGACACAGAAGGAACCGAGCAGGGAAATACCCTGATTATACAGAATTTCTTGCATCTTGAATCTGTTGCTGGCCTTGCTGCATTTGAGCTTGCTGTTCTTTAAGCTTATACGCTTGCTCGGCCTTTTTAAACATCATGTCAAACTTAAGTTTCTTTGTTTTACGTTCAGACTCTTCAATCTTCATCTTATCCGAAGCCTCTTTCATCTTAGGATAAGCGTCAGCTAAAGCAGAGAGAGGATTGGCTGGCTTCTTCATTGCCCTCTGCATCCCTTGAGGTGCTCCTTGTCCAGGTTGCCTCTGTTGGGCCATCTGCTGAACCATTCCCTGAACTTGCGGGTTACGCATCAATTCACTAAAATCTGCCATTATTTATCCCTTTCTGATATATGATCTGGTAATAGGATAACCCTACGGATAGCCCTTATACTCTCTTGAATCCTCATCATATCCTTTTGGTCAGCTCTAATGAGCTCTTGGATGGCTGAATGTTCAACGCCCCTGAGTTCTTTCTCAAACTCTTTCCATCCAATCGAGTTCTTAAATTCAATTGCCTGATCTATTGTCATTACGCCCCCGCTGGCATTGGTGTTGAAGCTTCAGAAGAGTTCTGTCCGGGAGCAGACTGCTGTTGCTCGTTCCCATCAAACATCTCAGACATCATCTCTTCCTCTGACGCACCTTCAGCTACCCTTTGATTAATCCTATGCTGTTCTTCCGGAGTTAATGGTCCTCCTGCCGTAACGGGTCTTGGAGGAGACAATATCTGCTGGATGTCCTTAAAGCCCATCAACTCAGCTATCCTCTTATTGATCTCCCTCCTATTCACCGTAGGATCGTCCTTAGTGAGCTCTTTGAACCTAAGTAGCTGTCCGACCTGTAATTCCTTGTTAAGTGTCTCTGAGACCCCACTGGGCATGAATTTGACCCTCTTCTGAATCATCTCTGGTGTTAATTCCAAAGGTTGAGGTTGTCCGGTAGTAGTTGTTGTCTCAATCCATTCCGGCATGGTCATAAACTGCTGGAGGTCAGATAAGAACATCTCTGCCAACAACTGGATGAAGTCAATCTCCATCTTGCGCAAGACAGGTCTAAACCTCATACCAGCTGCACCTTGCAATAGGTTCAGGCCCATCGCGGTCCGGTGCTGTCCTGAATCAGCTGGCATTAGAGGATTAACAGCCCCAGTACTCTCTCTGAAGTCCTGCTTCGCCAATTCCTCTTCTTTATAGCTTGAACTTGTGACATCAGGCATGTCCATCCATTTAAGAGAGTTTACTGTATCAGATACCTTATGCCACAGGCCAGGCTTACTGACCCACAGTTTACGGGTGTTGATCAACGGGTCATTGCCGTTGTAACAACCCTGCTTGTTCAGAACCAAGTCAACGTTGTCTAAACGTTGGTTTACGAGCTTGTTGATACGTTCTTGCGTTGGCAACCCTGCTTTACCTGTCCCAACGCCAAACCAGCTAGGTTTTGGATCTTCCATCAGCTTGGCTCTAATATAAGGCGGGTGACCGTAATTGTGAGGGTTTATCTTACCGCATATCTTAACTGTCCTATTAATAATAACAATCCAGTGCTGGTCAACCTCTTTCTTCGTTACAACGTTATCGTCTTTATAAGAATCATGCCAAGGACCCCAATACTCTATAATCTCATACTCGTCCTTCTTACTGGCCGTACTGCTCATCCCAGACTTCCACTTGGTCTGATTGCTCGTAACTACCTGGTCAGAGTCAAGAGCTTTCTGGATATTCGTAAAGTTCGCGTTGTTAGAGAGTTTCTTAATGAACTCGGCATCACAGAACCTGCGCCTGATGATAGGAAGTCCGTCTTTCATGTGGAGTTTGGCCGGGTGAGGGAACATCTCAAAGAAATCAACAGCTGTAAAGTCCGGCCGGTTAGCTGTATTCGCCCGGTAACTCTCTCCGGTCTCTTCATCATGCATGATCTTACTCTCAACCTTCCAGCTCTCTTCCCCGTACCCTGTCCCTAGAAGAGTACACTGGCTCATGATCAGAGAACCTTCCCCTTCAACGTTGGCTAACCTGAAATAATGCTTAATGGCGTTCTTTATAACAATCCCGTCCCGCTGGTCAGCATCATTGCCTTCAACAAGAACCTCAACAGGTGCCGAGCTGGGGAACAAAGCACTGAACAACCGTGGGCTAATAGTCTGCTCTGCCTCTAGCGTTAGAGGGACATGAACTGCGTTCATCCAAGACTCTTCTCTGGCAGGAGCCTTATTACACCAATGGTTATAAATAACCCTGGCTTCATCAAACTTATCGTCCCAATGGTTGCTGTACACCTGGAACTGGTCAACCACATAATCCATCATTATATCTTTAGTATCAGAAGGCTTCTGCTTATCCCTCTTATTATGCCTTTTATTGGCCATTAGGCTATCTCCTAGATTTTATTTTCTTCATCTTCTTTTCCATCCTCACATTAAATTCATCGACCTTTCGATGTCTCGTATTATCGGCTTCAGTCTTTGCCTTCCCCTTGGTATAAGTTCGTTGAGCAGAACCGGAATCTTTGCCACTAGATAATTTACCCCTATTCCCATGAGCTGTCTCTAGCCTATGTGGAGATGATACTTGATGCCCTGCATGGTATTTATTAGCCATACTGCCCTCCGAATTTGTTTCTATTTAAGTGATTGACCTTCTTAAACGGTTTGCCGGTCACAGCCGACTGTCCTGTCCTTGCCTGCGCTTCTTTAGCGGCATCCTTCTTTGTGTACCCGTTCTTAACCAACGCTTGATATAATTCTTGGACTTTGCTCACTTTAGCTCTTCTCTTGCCTTCTTTAACCTGCGCAACTGGTCTTTAGTAAAAGTGCCTTTGATCTCATCGACAGGCTTCTCTTCAAACTTTACGCCTGAATCATCCTTAAACTTCTTCTTCAAATGCTTTGTCGCCCCTGAAATATTAGATCCTTCTCTGACTATAAATCCCATATTAGAAACGTCCTCCCTTTTGTTCTTGTCCTTCAACAAGGCTATGGTAACTTCCCCGGGTAGGAGCTGCCGGATATTTGGTATATTCTCCCTTGTATTCCATCCCCATATCGTCGTCATCTGGCTCTTCAACCATAAACCTAGGCTCAAAGTTATAAATATACCGCAAACAGTCCATAAAATGATCGTCTTTCTTCCTGACCTGGTCTTTAATGCCATATTCTTCCTTGTTCCTCTTGTAATCGTCCCACAAGTAGTGCTGGAACTCGTAAATTGTCTGCTTACACGACCGGAATATCTTAAGTGCCGGGGTAACGGACTTAGAAAGGTGATTGTACATGGGTTTCAGGTCGGCTCTAATACGCGACTTGCCCAACTGCGTATCGGAATTCGCCCTCTGGCAGAAGATTCCGTGTTTCATGAGCTCTTTACGAACATTAAAACCGCCCTGAATAGCATTGTCCTTGTCATTGTGAGGATCAATCAGTCTAATTCTTGGCTGTATACCTCCTTCTTGAGCATGAATAGCGTTAGCTATCGTTTTTAGGTCAACCCCTCCCATCCAAAGTTCGTCGTATACCCATTTATTGCCTTTTGGGTCCACTGCTACCCACATTACAGCCGTTGGAGTGCGTTCATGCGGGTCAATTGCCATATATCGGGTCCATAACTCCGGGATTACGAAATCGTCAACCAGATGAGACTCCGGTGTGAACTCCTTATACACTAAACCTGACAAATGAAGGAACCGGCCGTGCATCCTAGCCTCTTTTTCCTCTTCTGTCAGGCTTAACTCAAACTCTTTAATAGCATTTTCATCTAAATGCGGGTTGTCCCGCATATTCACAGTAACACAATGTACCCGCTTATGATCTGTATGAATTTGTCTCTAGGTGGCGGTTCATCAAACCATGCAATATGGCCCTTCCACCCCTCAAATTGCTCTGTATTCTGTTCATGACTCAATATGTCAAAGACCGACCCGTTCTTTAACGTCCACTTGACCGGGACTCTCGTCTAGCCATTCATCTAAGAAGGGTATAATGACCTCTCCAACACCCTTCTGGAAATCCTTACCTATGATCCTGCCCTTAATGGCTCCATTGACCCTGTTCTCTTTCGGGTACCACGCAGGGTACATACCTGTCATATGGAACAGGAACTCCATACCTCCACAAGTCGTCTTACCTGACCGGTTGCCACCAAAGATGGCTCGCACCGGACACGGAGATGTATGGAACTCTTCTTGCTTGTCGTACGGGATGTAATACAGGAGTTTACGACTCTTCCTGTATTTCACCTCCTCGTTCATCAAATGAAGATAGTGCTCTTGATCCTCGCGC